GTCAGTAGGAAGAATTTTTTAGATTATAAAGCTATTGTTGGAGATAATAGCGACAATCTTAAAGGATTGCATAAAGTAGGTCACAAGAGAGCTTTGAACTTGCTTCATAAATTTAACAATAGTGAAAAAGAATGGGAAGGAATTTTAAACGAAGAAAATTATCAAATCTACTCTCATAACATACAGATGATGGATTTGTCTTTGGGTTGGAAGTATTACGACGATGAAGAGGAAGTGTACCAAAAACAAATGAAAGAAGGTATGCCGCCTTGTAATTCAAAATCGTTCTATGACAAGTGTCAAGAGCTGGACTTAGGTTCTATTATGAAGAACAAAGATAAGTGGACAAATACCTTTTTTACTAAGGATGTATTTCAAGAGGTTGTAGAGAAAGTAAACCTATTAAATAATAAATATATAAACAATAGATATGCTACAACAGAATAACAACATTAACAACATGCAGATGGTTAGAGCGATTCCGATTGCTAGCCCCATTTCCGGTGAAACAGTATTCCCTAGAATTCACAAACTCGAACGCGGTGGTAAAGTTTATACTGAAGCGCATTGGATCGACCCGGCTAGTGGTGCTTTTATACGCAAAGGAATTGTTTCCATTGATGACGTGAAGGAGTAATATATAATCTATGGTATGGTGTTACCAGAGGCATATGTTATTCAAAAATTTTATCAATTTGCAGGTTCACCAAAATATAATAGATTAACCAAAACCTATCAAGGGGGGTGCCCCGTATGTCGTGAGGGTAAATCTTGGGGAAGAAAAAGAAGATTATTTTATGTTGTAAAAGACAACTACTTTCATTGTCATAATTGTGGATGGCATTCAAATCCAACAAATTGGATTATAGAAGTTTCAGGAAGTACATTCGAAGACTTAATAGAAGAAAGTAAAGAGTTTGATATTCTACCTGAAGATATTTCAAATACAAATTCAAAAATAAATGAAACCGTATCTAATATTCTTAAACAAAAGTTACCAGAAGATAGTATAAATTTATTTGATAATAACCAAGTAAGCTATTTCAAATCGAATGCAATAGTTCAATCTGCATTAAGATATATTACAAACAGAAAATTAGATACTGCATGCAATAAACCTAAAAGTCTTTGGTTGTCTTTAAAAGATAAAGTTCATAAGAACAGATTAATAATACCGTTTTATGATGATAATAATAAAATAGTACACTACCAAACAAGAACGTTACTCAAGAACGATGAAAAATTTAAACCCAAATATTTGTCAAAAATAAACAGCGATAAAAGCGTTTTCAATATTAATCAGGTAGACGAAAGTTTAGATAGGATGTATATATTTGAAGGCCCTATAGATTCATGCTTTACGACTAATGGGGTTGCTGTTGCAGGTATTACTGAAAATAGTTCTAAGTTATATACGAAACTTCAATATGAACAACTTAATAAATTTCCATTTCAAGAAAAAGTAATTGTACTAGACTCTCAATGGCAAGATACTGCATCTAAAAACAAAACTAAATTTTTACTTGATGCCGGGCTGTGTGTTTTTATATGGCCAAAAAATTTAGGTTTAAAATACAAAGACTTTAATGCAATAGCTGTTGGTCAAAAAATGAATAAAATACCCGCTACATTTGTTGATCAACATTCATATAACGGGTTAAAAGGTAGAGTTGTTTTATCTCAAATAAATTAACGTGCAGGCCCGGCTCCAGGTCCTGTTTCGACTGTATGTAAATACCCTTTAAGGTTTTCAATAAGTGAGCTTAACTCCATTGCAACTCTTGCAATCTTCTTAGTTTCAGCACCTGCAATTTTATTAAAAAGCGTATCACAACTAGCTGCATGAAGGAGAGATTGAACTGAGTCAGGTTTTTCACTATTAAGATAATTAGTAAATTCTTCCATAGCACCAATAATACCTACTAATTCTTGGGCCTGTGCTGCATTACTCTGTGCTGTAACTTCGCCACCGTCTAATGCCGGTGCATCTACATCATACTCTGTTACCTCGGTACCCGGATCTAACTGGGTCTCCATAGCTTCGGTATCTGTTATTTGAATTGTCTCATCTTGTTCCAATACATGAACAAAGTGTTTGCCAAAAAAGCTCATGTATATATTTATGCTTTTGAATAAATATTAACATGGGTAGTTTAAAAATTTTAGAAGAAGATCAAATAAAAATGTATAATAAGTGGGTGAGAGGCATTGCTACCCGGGAACAAAAACCCACGCATGTCACGGTTGGAGATCTTCTACAAGCATCAGGACGTAACGATAATAATAAAGCTCCTCTTCAATTACCGTTTCCTTTAACTCATATTGTTGAAGATATGGGTAGTTTATATGTTGCTACAGATAATATTCAAGCTAAAGCAGATATGGCAAAAAATAATCCAGTTGTTACAGAAAGCGACAATGCTTTAGATAGTTTAAAAGGATTTGTTCGTAAATGTAGGAAAATTAAAGCAATAATTGAATCGATGACTAGTGATTTAGATATAATTGTTGATAGAAAACCTTACGAAAGTCACAATTCAGAACCAGAAGACAATAGTGATGAATCGCTAAGCGCACCTACTGACTCTGGAGGTTCGCAAGCTATTAATAAGTTACCGACATAATGCTTTTTCAAGAATATTATACTTTAGATGAGCTTACCGATCAAGTTGACAACGGGGTATATTCTGATCCTAGACATCTTACATCGGTATTAGCAATTTCAGTCGGTACCAGTCATTTAGACTATTCTGCAGCTTTAAAAATATTAGACTACTTCTTTCAAGGTTGGCCCGCTTCGAAATCAGGACGAAAAAAAGAAATGCAAAAATGGGTTAATGAACTTCGTAAGCATATAGATAAAGCTAGTTGATAATCGTCTTTTCTACATTATAATAATTAAGTGATTCAAGTAGTAAAATCTTTATCTATTGTCGTTATAGTAAGTGCATTTTTAGGAGGTTGCGGCTATCTTCTTGGTTATAATTTCTTTGCTATATTTGGAATAACGTTTATTGGTCAATTTATCATTTATGATCTTTTTTCTCGTTGGAGAAGATCAGGATTGGAAGTAGAATTCAGAAGATTAGAAAACGAAAGAATAAAAGCTTTTTCAGAACAAGGATTAGAAGTTACTTGCCCTGTAGAAAGTTGTATGCATAAGACGTTTGTTCCTATAATTATTAGCGAAGACAATGAATATGATTGTCCAAAATGTAATGCAGGAATAAAAATATATGTTGGTACAAAAAGTTTTCTTAAAACAACGCCAATAGACGGAGATCCATTTGAAAAACACAATTTTGTAACGAATACTGATTATGACAACTAAAAATAACGATTTAAAATTTAATGAACAAAATGGTTCGGTAATAAATCCTGTACCTCCCGGTAAAAGTACAGGAAGATATCACGATACGTTATTACGTGAATCGTATGAAAAGGGTATACTTGCAGCTACCGGAACTTTAGACGCAAAAAATAAAGAGAGGATTGTGGAAAATTTAATCAAAGTTATTTTTGATGATATTTTGAGTCAAAATTCAGATAGAATTAAAAGCAATCATAATATTCTAAAATTAAATTTACAAGTTATTGAAAATGCAATTAAAAATACAAAATTAAGTAATTTTATCTTTAACCCCGAAAGGATTGCATCTATAATAGAAGGGTATGCTAAAGTCATTGAACAAAAAAGTATTAACAGAAATGTCTGACGAAGAAATTTCAAGGTGGTTGTGTCTATTTGATGCAGTAAACTATGTTGCAGCAAAAGCTGATCAGCTTGGAATGGATGTAAACAAGAACAATTCATGGATAAAACCTCTTGCATTTAAAAATTACATTGCTGAAATGTATGAATCTGTTTATTTGAATTATAAAATGGGTGGAGATGTAGAAGTTGCACCAAGAAACGTAAAAGAGTTCATATATCGAGAAGATGCACTACACGCCTAATACATCTTTAAGGGTACCCATTGAAAATCAAGGACGGAAAATTGGCGGTCCTACTATACCAAGCCAGCAACGTAACCTTGCTCCTAGAGCTATGCAAAGAAGATCATTGGTCCCCGGTGTATTATATACATTATCCTATATAAAAAAGGAAGAAAACGGGAATATGGCTTATTCCTTTAAAGGGCAAGATGGTTCTATGATAGTAGAAACGTTTCGTTCCTGTCAAGAAGCTGATATGTTTATTGCAGGTATTAAAAATGAAACGATACCGGAATACGAACAGTTTTATAAAAAATTAAAAACTTAAGAAGTTGGGCCGAAAGGCCCGTCTTCTGGTTCTTCAGTGTTTCCATAGCCTCCATACACATCGTCATAACCAAAGTCTTGGTAATCAAATATTGCTTTAGATAATTCTTCAAGATCACCATCATAACTCTTATTAGGTGACCTGGAATTTGTACCTTCGTCCATTCTACCAGAGAATTTATCATCATACACTTGATCGCTTCCCCCTTCTGTACTTAAACCAGGCTCAAAACTGTAATCGTAACGTTTAGCCTTAATCATCCATACATAGTGACCAGCAAGAGGATTGATTCTAGCAACGTCCTCGTCTAATCTCTCTGTTATCTCAAACTGTTTACCTGTTCTAGGCCATGGTCTGTCATCACCATACTCAGATAATATGAATACATCACCGGCTTTTGGCTCTTGAGGGTAGCCAAACGAAGCATAAAAGCTACTAATATGTATATAAGCAGTTAATTCGTCGTCTGAATCAAACCCATACTTCTGTAATATTACTGCATTTTCGTTTAACTCGATTGCAACTATTATTTTCTTTGGATCTGTGAAAACTTTAGTAGGGTCTTCACCATATATGTTACCAGGACCACCACCTTCACCATTTATAGCACCTTGAGGTACACCATCTGCTGATAAAGTCTGGTATGGGTTTTGATAATACGTTACTTCTTGTCCATATAAGGCAATAATTTCTTCCCACCAATTATCTATTACAATTCTCTCACATTCGTTTTGAGATTTGTTTGTAAATCTAAAACATTGATTATAGGGCTTAGGACCAGGATAAATTGAACCAGGGTTATCTGGATCGGGTGTAGGAACACCTGGTAAAAACTGAGGCATGATTTGATTCATCCCTCTATATCTGTCCATTTCTACTGCCATTATACTAAATTATCTGTAGTTGTTGTTGGTTGTGGTTTTTCTACTTTTGTTTTTAACAAATAATACTCACCATTTGGTTTTACCTCTATAGCTATACCTGTCTTTTTTAACCCTTTTGGTCTTCCAGGCTTTAATCTATTTACACCAAAACGTTTGGTTAGCATATAAGCATCTTTTGGTGATATTTTAATGTATTTTGGGCCTACTCTTTGTTGTAATATTCTATATGCTGCGGGTAGCGAGGTATCATTTTGGAGATAATTAGCTACCGTCTGTGGTGACTTACGCAATCCCGGGTCTTTTGGTATTGCTCGTTGGTGTCTATGATTAACACCTGGAATATTTCCTGTATTAAATCTTTCTTCAATCATAACGAAAAACTCTTTAAAGGTCACATTTATATTTAAGCAAAAAAAAGCCCCTTTACAGGGGCTTTAAAAGGCTATCTTTTTTTGACTTAATTGTTTTTCTGAAAGAATGATTGATCACCCTTTCCACCACCCTTAATCTTAGACTTCACTACATTAGCTTTGCCTTTAACAGATGTTGGGTTACCTTCTTTTTGATTTACTAACGGTGTACCTTCGTCGGTTCCTTCACCATCAATACCGTCTTTAATTTTGCCATCGCCTTCGCTATGACCAACGTTCTGTGTATATTGTGAATGAACAACGTTTGTACTACCAGTTACAGGTGTTGGATTACCTTCCTTCTGGTTAACCAACGGTGTGCCAAGAATCTCTGCTTCGATTTCCTCTCCGAAGTAGTTAAAATTCTCTTCATCCTCTTCAGGATGGTCGCTCGTGCCGTAATCTCTTACTTCACTCTTACGACCGGTCTTTTTGTCGAAACGACGAGCTCTGTCCCCTTTGTTTCCACCGAAACGCTTCTCTTTCTCGGACTCGTCTTCATCAGGATCCCAATCATCTTCGTCGCCAAGGGCATCCTCGACATCTTCGATATCATCTGCTGCGTCCATCACGTCCATGAGTGCGTCATGTAAGTGCTTTGCAACCTCTTTTGGAATCTCGATAGTAATTGTGTCAGTTTCTGTTGTCTCAACATCGACATCATCTGTGTCAATACCGAGTTCCACTGCATCAATTTGTTCATCGTCCATAACTTCTTCGTATAAACGGTCAAAAATAGATTTGTTCTTAGCCATATTAGTATTTATACTCTCTTTGTTTATTTTTTCGTTTTCTGCCTTAAAATAGTCTGAAGCGTCTGTATCAGATAATTGCTTAACATCGTAAGCGTTACCTAATTTAATTTCCGGGTTATTTGGATCTAATTCCGTGCTTTTAAAATTGTCTGCACCGTTAGGTCCGGAGTTGTCATGAGCAAACCCCTGATAACCATCTGGCTTCTCAGCAGGTATGTCAGTATTACTACCTTTTAGCTTTACTTTCTTACCGGCTTTTTCCCAGGTTCGTTTAATAGGCTTACCAGGTTTGATCTGCTGCTTGTGCGCCGCTTTACCCGGTGGGTTACCCACTACAGCTTCATAAGCTTCTTCAATTTGTTTCAATTGTCTTTTACGATTCTTTTGATACATAAAGTTATTTAATTGTTATGCGGATTTTAACCATTCATCTTGAATGTCTTCTGTAGTGTCAACTTCCGCGTATTGTCTTTCAATTGCACTAATATCTTCACCTTTTACATGAAGCGTTTCATCATCATCTGTTTGTACAACAAATGTGTTTGGTGGATTAGAGACGATACCAACTATTTCACCGGTACCACCGCCAATTCTATCTTCTATGTCAACATACATACCAATACCAAATTCTTCTTCTTGTTCTTGCTGTTGCTGTTGTTGACCTGCTACTTTATTTTGAACTCTTTGCTGTACTCCTTGAGCAGCTCCAGCTACTGCAGCTTTTCCAACTTGTTTAGCAGCTGCCTTTGCACCTGGCATTAAAGATTTTGCACCTTTCACTGCTGCTCCCGCTATTTTCGGTGCATATTTTGCTGCAGCTCGGATCGCAACCGGTGCGACGGCTGCTATAGGAGCAAGTTCTTGAACAACCTGTCGTTCTATACCACCATCATAACTAGTTATGGTGTTTTCTTCTACAATTTGCCCATATGCATCGGACAAATCAGACATCGCTCTATCGCCTTTAGATTTAAAATATTTCATATCAGTACCAATTATGGTTTTCAATTGGCTTTCTTTCAACCTGTTCGTATGACTCCATTAATTGGGTCATTGCTCTATCACCTTTAGAAGAATAATAAGACTCTTCATTCATTTGACGGTCAACTTGCTCATCTTCGTCATCTTTATCTAAATCAGGCCACTTTCTTGCTACGCATCTGTCGATACCTTCAGGATCTGGAGCATTATGTGCATATGATTTTGCAGCTATTGCTCTTTTTCTTGTATTAACAGGGTATGTTCCATCAGCGGCACCACCAGATGGTCCACAAAATTCGTCTTTATCAACATCTGTATAAGCTCCAGCGCTCGAACTACCTTTACGGTCTCTTTCGTCGTCTAGATCTTTACCCCAACGATCTTTATATCTCTTTTCTCGATCTACTTCGTCTTCATCGTATTCTTCATCCTCTGTAGCACCACCTGACCAACCAGCCTGCTTAGCTTTTGCCCATTGTTCAGGATCGATTTCTCTAAAATGTGCTTCATCTGATGAATCTGTATCTTCAGCATCGTCAAATTCGTCAAAACTATCTTCCTCATCTGCATCAGGATTAAAACCATATATTCTAGCTACTGCATCTTGAGCGCGAAGCCTTTTCTTATTTTCTCTTTCGTCAGCTTTCATTGCTGCTGCAGCACCGTCTTCCTCATCTGCATCAGGATCAAATCCTTGCTTTCTAGCAGCGGCATTTTCTTGTTTATCGCGCGCTTTAAAATATCTTTGATCTACTTCATCTGTATCAGCCATCTTTCTATAATGCGATCTTAATAAATCATCATCTTCAGTATTTTCTTCATCTTCGCTATCCCTATCAGCTATTGCTTTGGCTATAATATCTACCATACCACCTAAAGCAGCGGGATTAATTGTTGGATCAGATGCTCCGGCATCTTTCGGGCAAGCTTTACCTACTAACATTTCGATATCTTCGTCATAACCTTCTTCAGATTCGTTGCCAAATGCTGCACTACCCCATGAACCGCGGTTTTCATTTGAATTGACACCTGTATCTTCTGGTTGTGGTAAGGACTCATCGTCTTGTTCGTCTTCAGCTATGTCGCCCTGTTCACCTGTATTACTGAGAAATAGTTTATAGTCTTTACCGTTTATAAGACCGTCTGTACCTACCTGTGCATCAGGTTGATCAGCTTTGGTCATTATAATATTACCCTTGGGTGTTACTTCGCTTCGTTTCCAACCACCTCGATGTAACAATCTTACAGACTTTTCTTGTGTGGTTTCCTCTTCACCCTCGTAATTCTCAACCGGATTTTGGTCTTCGGCCTGTTGCACATAACCGGTATGTGTTTCTGTACCCATTTGACCTGACATTCTTTGAGCAGCGAAACCTCCACCGCTTCCCCTATCAGCATTTTCTTGTTCTTGCGAAGCATAATAGTCTTTCATGTCGGATCCACCTTCTCCTAATAACCCAGATGAATAAACCTCACATAACATAACTAAATCTTTTTTACGGTTCATGAATATATTTATGCGTTCCTTGTTTAAATAAAATTATAATGCAGAATAAAAGAGATTATTATCTCGGAAACCCAAACCTACCTACCGAGAATTCTAAATTTGAGTGGACGCCAAAAATGTTGGCGGATCTGAAGAAGGCTAAACAAAATCTTCTTTATTTTGCTGAAAATTTCTTCTATATTGTAAACCTAGATAGAGGACGAGAAAAAATAGCATTGCATTCTTGTCAAAAAAGATCATTAAGAAAGATGAGAGATAGTAGGTTCTTTATTTTGTTAGCATCTAGACAGATTGGTAAAACCACCATGATGACAATCTATACATTATGGCATGCATGCTTTAATAGTGATCAAAGAATGCTTATAGTAGCTAATAAAGAAGGAACAGCTAAAGAAATCTTTGCTCGAATAAGAATGGCTTATGAAGAACTACCAAACTGGATAAAACCAGGCGTTTCTGAATATGGAAAAGAGTCGTTAAAGTTTACAAACGGTACGACAATAGGTATAAGTACCACTACCGGGACAGCAGCACGTGGTCAATCAATTAACGTGTTGGTTCTGGATGAGTTAGCGTTTATTGAACCACATTTAGTTGATCAGTTTTGGAAATCTGTTTTTCCTGTTATTTCATCTTCAAGAAAGTCTAAAATTTTTATTGCATCCACTGCAAACGGTACTGATAACCTGTTTTATAAGATATGGAACGGTGCTATAGAAGAAAAGAACGGTTGGGGGTTCGATAAAATTTTATGGAGTGAAATTCCTGGTAGAGACGAAAAGTGGAGAAGCGAAACATTGCGAACTATTGGAAGTGAAGAAGCTTTTAATCAAGAATTTGGGTGTGAATTTGTGTCGTCAGGTGAAATGGCAATTAATGAAGAACTTTTTGAAAATTTAAAAATTAATTGCATTAAACCCAAGATGTCCATGGAAGAAGGTAAGTATAAAATTTTTAGAGCACCTGACGAGTACGGTTTATACGTTGTGGGTGTTGATATTGCAGAAGGGCTCCATCAAAATGCTAGTTGTATACAAATTTTAGACTTAAAAGACCTATCAAACATAGAGCAAGTTGCTGTTTACTGGAACGATGAAATAAACCCCTTTAATTTCACACAAAAATTACATGAAATATTATTACAATGGGGATCACCACCGGCCTTAATAGAAAGAAACAATTGCGGTGCTCAAGTAGTTGAGCAACTCTATTATAATTACCGGTATGGTAACATTGTAACATATTCTGCTAATACAGGTAAACAAAAAAATAATAAAGTTGGTGTTTTAGCTCATACAAATACAAAATATCGAATGGTTACTAATATGAGATATTTTATGAACGAATTAAGAGCAGTGAATGTCAGAGATATTGAAACATTAACAGAGGTAAAAAATTTCGTAAAGTATCCTAACGGTAAATGGGCGGCAAAACCGGGTATTAATATGCTTGATGACAGAGTAATGTCATTAGGATGGGCTTTAATTGTATTAGAAAACGATATTGTACAAAAATATTTTGAAGTTTTAAGATATGATGATAATAATAGGCCTGCTGAGTTAAAAAGATATGATTATGACTATCACACCCCTATAGGAAAAGGTCTTTGGGACGAGGATAACGAAGAAAATAATTTAGATACCATAATATTCACTGAAAAATCAGATCAAGAACATAATGCTGAACTAACTTTAATGAAAACAAAAGGGTGGGTAGCAGCTTCAGATTATCAAACACAAAGATCGTATGCACCAATTAGCGATTTAGGGTTACATTAAATATATTAGATGAGCTTAGCATATAACCAGGCAGCCTTAAACAAGGAAAGAAAAGATAAATTCATCATGGTTATACCCACGCCTAAGTTTCTTAAAGATGATGTAAACAAATTTGTCAGAGACAATAAACAGGTAAATCCTGATTCAGTCCAGTTTTCAATTTATGGTAGTGTTGTACCACCGGTGCAGATACCTAATGTTGAAACAAGATATTCAGGGCAAACTTTAAATGTCACAAGTCATAATAGACCCCCTTACCCTCCAGTTAACGTAAAATTCACTATCGATAATAGATTCGAAAACTATTGGTTTATATATAAATGGATGGATAAATTACAAGACGATTATGCAGGGTATTTCAATAAAGAAAAGAATTATCCTAAAGGAAAAGTCGTAGAAGATGAGTATATGGCTGATTTTACAATTTATGCACTGGATGAATACAATAAAAAAGTTGCTCAGTTTGACTATACAAAAGGATTTCCTACATTTTTAGGTGGTATTGAATATTCTTATAGAGACCCGGGGGAAATAGAAACACAATTCAGTTTTGCTTATAGTCAATTCTACGTCAAATTATTAGAGCCGTGATATATTTATATAAAAAGTAATTTATACAAATCTTTTCTCAGAAAAACATAAATATACATATGGCACAAAGAACTATTCAAAGTCCCGGTGTAGAAATCAACGAAGTCGACTTATCACTAAGAGCGGTTAACAAGATCGGTACCAATATTTTTGTAACTGGATTCGCACCCCAAGGCCCAAGCGATGAAATCGTGCAGGTATCTAGCTTATCTGAGTTTGAAACAATTTATGGCACCCCAACAAATGCCGCAGAACGCTACTTTTACCATACTGTAGCACAATCATTCAACAGTAGAGCAAATATCCTTGTTAATAGGCTCCCATATGGTGAATCGTTGGGGGATGGGTTCACAAACAAATATTGGGCTACAGTTTATCCTGCTGTACCGGTAAATCAAGAAGCTATTAATGCTGGGTTATACGCACCTTTATCAGCTAATATTGCTGAGCCACCGTTTGGTGATGATGCAAGCGTAACAGTTCAGTTCTCTCCAGCATCAGCCGGTAATATGGTTTATTATTATGTTGGTCAGCCAACATTCTTAAGCTTAACACAATCACAATACCAATCTATATTAGACGATTCTGCCATAGATTGGTCTAACACACCAAACTGGGTAACCAGTACAGCATTTAGTGCTAGAAATGGTGAAGTTGGAAATGCTGCTCAGTTACAGAATTTAGCCGGAGCCGCCATTATTACTTTGAATACAGCCAAAACAACAGTTAATAATTCATTTGAAGGTTATTATACAGCGTTGTTAGATAATACAAACCTTTATGCAACTACAAATTATAACGACGTTGAATTAATTAAAGTTTCTAAAAATGAAGAATTAACAACCCAAACATATGGAAGTTTAACAAATGTGCCAACAGATAGATTAAACTTCGCGTTAAGTGCCACATTTAACACAGAAACCATTGAACAGAATATTTCAGAAGTTGCTGAAAAGATTACAACATTTAATGTTGCAACAAGTACTTTCGATGATACGTTGGTATCAGGATTGTTTAGATTACGTTCATCTGTATTTTCACCGGAAGTTACTAAGTTAGATTTCTTCTTAGATGAAGGTTACTTTGGTAGTATTGATTACTACAGACAGATTAACAGTGAAAATGGTGGTCAACCAATTAGTTATTACTTACCTCAGAAATTTTCTAATAGCAGTGTTAATACAGCAATGAAAATTAACCCTTATATTTCTGGTAAGTATTCGGGTACAACGCTTAGTGATGACGGTGAACCAAACAGAAAGATAAGAATTGTAAATGATGGTTTGATTAATCG